TAACAGCACAAGCGGACTTATTTCAAAAGACGGTAAGAAATGGACTATTAACTGGTGATACAACTCAAGAAATAGCTCGTCAATTGAAAGGACGATTGCATTTTGGACAAGCTGGAAGTGCGAGACAAATCGCTCAAGCAGGTGGTGAAGTAACGAGGATGGCAAACAACCAAGTTATGACAATAGTTAGAACAAGTATCAATCAAGTATCAAACGCTGCCAGTCAAAAAGTTTATGACGCAAATCGAGACATGACAGAACGGTACAGATATGTAGCAACTTTAGATTCAAAGACAAGTGCAATTTGCGGCAGATTGGATGGACAGGAATTTGAGTATGGAAAAGGACCAACTCCTCCTCAGCATTTCAACTGTCGATCAACTACTGTCCCGATTATTCCTGATTCATTTTATGAGAAGCGAGGGCTTGAAAAACCAGAGGCAGGTGATAGATCTGCAAAATGGGGATTAAAACAAACAGGAAAACAAGTTCCAGATAATATGAACTATGCAGATTGGTTAGCGAAACAACCAAAAGCAGTTCAAGCTGAAGTGTTTGGTAAATGGAAATCTCAATACTTCAGTAAGTTGTCAAAGAAAGAAGGACCACAATCCGCTTTAAGGAAAATCGTGAGAAAAGATGGAACAGAATTAACTTTGAAACAATTAGAGGCTCGGTATCCTCGTTTACTTGATTAAGGCAGAAAAAAGTTATATCGTTAAGATACTTAAATACCCTGTGGGTTTTTATGCCTGACGAAACAACTGCTCCTGTGGAGCAAGCTGTTGATTCCGAAAAAGAGAATCTTAAAGCTGAAGTAGAAGCAATGCGTAAAAAAAACGCTGAGCTTATAGATGAATACAAAAAGGCAAAAGAGGCAGCAAAAGCTGTTCCTGCTGATGTTGATGTTCAAGCATTAATTGATTTTAAAAATAATGCTGAACAGGTTGAACTTGAGAAACAAGGAAAGTACACAGAAGCTCGAACGAAATTAGAAGAGCAATATCGTGAAAGATCTTCTGAAAAAGAAAAAAAGATTGCAGATCTTGAAGCTAAAGTTCGTGAATTGGAATTAGTTTCTCCTGCTGTTCAAGCACTAGCGGAAATAGTGCATGATCCTAATCTTGTTTTAAACAACTTCTTACCTAAAGATAAGATTGAAGTAGATAATGGTGTTCCTGTTGTTGTAGACGGTTACGAACGAACTCCAGTCTCTGACTGGGCTAAAGGCAAACTTCCTGATTATATTTTAAAACAACCTAAACCTAAAGGAAGTGGTGCTCCTGCTGGCAGATCTAGTGGAGGTGAAGTTCCTGCTGGAACAAAAAATCCATTTGCTGCTGAAACTTTTAACATCACAGAACAAATGAGACTGTATAGAACTGACAAAGATCTATATGATCGCTTGAAAAATTCAGTTAAACGCTAATATATTGTCATAAGGCAAAGCTGTGCTGAGCCGTAAGGGTTTGTGACCCACATCGTAAAACTAATTTCTGGTAATTTTTATGGCCACCGTAAGGTCGGACGTAATCATTCCTGAGGTCTTTACGCCGTACTTGATTGAGCAAACAACTCAGCGTGACGCCTTTTTGGCAAGCGGTGTGGTTCAACCAATGGCTGAGCTTAATGCGACTGAAGGTGGTGATTTCGTTAATGTTCCCTTCTGGAAAGCAAACCTTTCTGGAGATTTTGAAGTATTAAGTGACAGCAGTTCACTTACACCCGGCAAGATTCAAGCTGACAAGCAAATCTCTGTAATTCTTCACAGAGGTAGAGCGTGGGAAGCAAGAGACTTAGCTGCTTTAGCTGCTGGATCTGATCCAATGGCTGCAATTGGTGCAAAAGTTGGTGCTTACATTGCTCACCAAAGACAAAAAGACTTGCTTTCAGTATTGTCTGGAGTTTTTGGTTCAATCAACGCAAACGACAGCAACTCAGCTTTGTTTGCTAACTGCATTGATTCAGAGAGTGGAGATACTCCTACAGGTTTAAGTCCTAAGCATGTAGCAAAAGCTAAGTCAATTCTTGGAGATGCAGGTGATCAGCTTACTGCTGTTTGTATGCACTCAAAGGTTTACTACGATTTAGTTGAGCGTAAGCTAGTTGACTACGTTGTAGCTGCTGACACTAATGCTGGTGCAACTGCATCTGGTGGTTCAATCGTTTCTGCTTATGGTAGTAATGGTGCTGTTCCTACTTATTGCGGTTTAAGAGTCATCGTTTCTGATGATGTTGCTAAAACTGGAAGTGGAGCAACTACTGAGTATTCAACTTACTTCTTTACAGCAGGCTCAATCGCTTCTGGAGAGCAAGCAGGTCTCTCAACTGAAACTGATCGTGATATTTTAGCGAAATCAGACGCTATGGCTGTTGATCTTCACTACACATATCATCCTGTTGGTACAAAGTGGGCTGTTACAACAACAAACCCAACTCGTGCTCAACTTGAAACCGTAGCCAACTGGTCGAAGGTCTACGAGCAAAAGAACATAGGTATCGTGAGAGCGACCAATGTTTCTGCTCAGGATTAGAGGTAAAAACTAATGCCATCTCAATTCGAAGTAACTGCAGGTAAAGCCGCTGGCCCAACAACTGGCGGAACAGTTACTCAAGCAACAAACAAAGGAACTGGCGTGACTCTAAATACTGAGTCAGGTCAGATCACAATGAACAACGCAGCATTAGCTGACGCGGCTGAAGTTACTTTTACAGTGACTAATGACCGTGTTACTGCTACTGATGTTGTTGTTGTAAACCACGGTTCTGCAGGAACTGCTGGTGCTTATTGGTTATGCGTCTCAACAGTCGCAGCAGGTTCATTCAAAATTTCAGTTGGAAACCTTTCAGGAGGTTCTCTAAGTGAAGCAATAGTTCTGAACTTTGTTGTACTTAAAGGTGCTTCTAGCTAATGGGAATGTTCGCATTTAGGCGAGCGAAGGAAAGGGAGGCGGCTGCTCTTGCAGTTGCCTCTATTCCTGTTGAAGCTCCTAAAGCAAAACGTAAACGCAAGTCAAAACCAAAGCCTAAAACTTATGGCAATCTCGATAATAGCGACAGCGGGAGCAACGGACGCAAACAGCTATCTGACTCTGGCTGATGCTCAATCCTTAATTGATGGGTTGATTGAAGACGATGATGTAACTGCTTGGGCTTCAGCTACAACTGATCAAAAGAACAGGGCTTTATATACTTCTGCTCAGCGTATTGATCGGGAGAGATTTTTAGGTGCAAGAGCTACAGATACTCAAGCAATGCAATGGCCTCGGACTGGTGTAAGAAAACCTGATACTTATATCAATACTTACGCAACTGGTTTTCCGTTCCGTATTACAACTGATTATTTTACAGATACAGAAATCCCTGATCAGATCAAAAAAGCACAAGCGGTATTAGCAGCTTATTTGAATAACAATAAAGCAGGACTTGGTTTATCAGGACTGGAAGATTATAGAAGAGTTGGGGTTGGTGGTATTGCCGTTGAACCTGTATTTTCTGGAGCAATTGGAGCGGATCGGGTTCCTCCAATGTTTGAAAGATACTTCACAGGGATTAGAATTAGTGGACCCGGA